ATTTCCTGTTGCCGTGATGTTGGCCGTGAACCCGTTCAGGTCGGGTTCCAACGGTCAAAGGGGCGTTCGGAATCCAAGGACGGCATCGGTCCGACTCCGATGCCAGCCACTCGGCCCCATCCACTCGTCAGGACGTGGCACACAACCTAACCAAGCAAAAGGAAAACAATGAGCGACAACCTCGACCGCATCAACGCACGCATCGGAGGTGAAGCATGAGCACGATACGCTACATCAGCCTGTTCAGCGGAATCGAAGCCGCCACCGTCGCATGGCACCAGCTCGGGTGGAAGCCAATCGCATACGCGGAAATCGAACCATTCCCAAAAGCCGTGCTCAGACAACACTATCCGGAAGTGCCAGATTTAGGAGACATGACCAAAGTTGACTGGAAACAATACCACCATGCGGCAGATGTCGTTGTGGGAGGAAGCCCCTGCCAGGCATTCAGCATCGCCGGACTCAGGAAGGCTCTGGACGATCCACGCGGCCAGCTCATGCTCGAATATCTCCGAGCTTGCGCAGAAATTGATCCGGAATGGATCGTCTGGGAGAACGTGCCCGGAGTGCTGTCGGCTGAACGCGGACGGGCTTTCCGGTCGCTCCTTGAAGCCGTGGCCGAACTCTGGCCTGATGGGGGGGGGGTGCATGGCGAGTGCTGGACGCTCAGTTCTTCGGTGTGGCCCAACGACGCGAACGTGTGTTCCTTGTCGTCAACACTAGAGACTGGCGACGTGCCGCCCCGGTACTTTTTGAGCGCGAAAGCCTGTGCTGGGATCATCAGTCGAGCCGAGAGAAGAGGAAAAGCCTTGCCGGAGGAACTGCTGGCGGCGTTGGAAACGCAGATCCAGGCATTGGAAACTTGACCCCCGGTGAGAACCAGTCTCGGAGAGTGTACTCGTCTGACGGAATCGCCCCGGCATTGCAGTCTCGTGAGAATGGTGGGCAGGATCAGTCGGCTGTCATGCTGGACTTCCATCAGCAGGATGGAAGGTTCAAGGTCAGTGAACATCCGGACCTGTCAAACACTCTCACCTCTCACATGGGAACCGGTGGGAACAATGTCCCACTTGTGAGAGCGTTCAAATGGAATCAAGGGGAACGCTCGCGCACCTTGGCGATCGGCGATGTGAGTCCGACATTGAGCACTGACCATAATCCAGCCGTCTACGAGGTAGCGGGAAACATCATCGGTCGCGGACCAATGAACGGCGGACACCAGCTTGGTGTTGCCGACCCGGACGAAAACGGCGCTTTCACATTGACTGCCACCGATAGACATGCGGTGGCTGAAATCGAGAGAGAGGGAGAAGTGATGTGCAGTGCGGACAGTCAATCGAACGCGGCACGGTGCTTTAATCTTGCGCCGACACTGATGGCGCATGCGGGGAAAGACGCCCCATTCATCTATCCGACAGCCGATGGGAGAGACTGATGGTCCTTACCTTCAAGATACGCGGCGGCGGAACAGGGGGGGTAAGGGATTCCTGGGACAGGAAGAGCTTTCCGCCACACTCAGCACGCACAACGACCAGTCCCTATACATGGAAGAGGATTCGATGAAAGGTTTAACGGTTCGCAGGCTCACCCCGCTGGAATGCGAACGGCTCCAAGGATTCCCTGATGGGTGGACTGACATTCAATGGCGCGGCAGGGAGCACGCGCCGGACGGGCCACGATACAAGGCGTTGGGAAATTCAATGGCCGTTCCGGTCATGAGATGGATCGGTGAAGGAATTCAACTCGTTGAAGACAACAAGGAACTTTTCAAGAAGGAAACCAAATGAGTAACGTAACGCAGTCCGATGATTCGATTCGTGAATGGCCCGACCGGGAGATCAACGAACTCCTGGACGAACAGCCCGCAGGATGCCACTTCCACCAAATCGCGTTCAACGACGCAGGCGAAGTGATGAAACTCAAACCAGTCAACATGCCACCCAAGGCATGACACAAAAACAAATGCTTCCCATGCGCTTAGTGCGATTGGCGCATGGGACTTCGGGTGGAACGGCACAACAGGAACCGTCCACCGGCATCGTATGGGCTTTTTGAAGCCCCTTTCCCATACGACAGCCGGAAACTTGGGATAACAGGCACGGTACCGACCGGTGGGTTCGACTCCCACACCACCCACGCAAACCATCAACAGATCGGAGAACACCATGGAAGACAACACTCCAGAACGTCTTGACAAGAGCCTCACACGCTTGGAAATGGCGCACCAGCTAAGCGAAACGGCAGAACTCATACTCGCCGACGTGAACAAGCTCGTCGCATACCTCGCCAGCGTTGACGCCAACGGCGATGGCATAGTCGATGAAGCGGTGAACATCACATTGAAAGACGCCGGCAAGATCAGAAAACACGCGACCGCTATCAGGTATGGAATCTCAGAAGCGCTTGAGAACGCCGACGCACACGAAAGCAACGAAGAACGCAAACGGAGATTCATAGACAACCTCCTCAAAAGTTCGGACGGTGAGTGAACGTGGACGGGCGGACGATCCGACAAACCATATTGGACACGCGGTTCAGAGGCTATGACGTCGGCCAAGTGGACGAACTGTTGGAGAAAATCGCGCACGCCATGGACGTGCTTGACGCGGCGAACCGTGAACTATGGCGGAAAAACAAGGAACTGGAACACCGATTGACAAGACCGGAGCATCAAACCAATGAGTGAACGCGCCACACGTACGAACTGGCAGCAGCCCATCACCAGCCACAAGTCCAACAGTGGTGGACGCAAAGGCCGGAAACAAGCCGAAAAACCCACACTGACCGAACAGGGAATCGACGTTGACGAGTTCATCCGCGAAAACCACGCCCGCATACAGCGGCTACGCGAAACCACGCCACGCAGCGGCATTCCCGTAGGAGCGGCCATCGCATGCGACCCACGCAAACCCTTGGAACACGATCAGAAAAGAGACGAAGTGTTCGACACGTTCAAACACCTCAGCCAAAGCCAAAAAGGAAACGTGAGCGCAAGCGACGTGGCACGAACGCTACGAATGCCGAAAAGCACGGTGCTGTACCAGATGAACAATCTGCTCATGTTGGGAATGCTGGACAGGCACGGACACACATGGACGTTGAAAACAAGGAAGGATGCACAGTGACAGGCATGATGTCCTTTTCGGAATCCGATCTCAACGAACTCCGTAAACTCCGCGACAATGGCGAACAGTTGGAACCGGAAGAGCTACGCGCGCTGAACAGGAAGGAACTGTTCGACCGCAACCGCAAACCAGAACCCGCGCCAAACGCCACCATCGGCGTCACATACCGGAAAGTCTACGAAACATGGCTGGAACAATCCAAAACAGGCCATCCATCAGAACGCAGCATAGCGGAAGCGTTGGGAAAAAGCGTCTCCACCATCCACCATCACGTCACGAACATGGTGCGTGACGGATACCTCGCCAAAGACACGATCCGCGAACGGGAATACGTGCTGACCGGCAAACCATTCAACCCATCGGACAGGGAAAAAGCGAAGCAATCACCGGACACGCTGGCCAGAATCCGTGAGGAAACAGTCAGACTCCAAAACGAGGGCGTCGCATTCGACCCGGCTGAATACGCGCGGATCATCAGCGAACGTGTCGGCAAATCCAAGAAAACGGTACGCAACTATTTCGCCATGCTCCGCAGGGAAGGCGTACTGCCACCGGCTGAGAACCCGTTCGCCAGCCAGCGGAAACCAAAACCAGAACCGAAACCAGTCGTCAACAAGGAGGAACCAATGAGCCAGGAACTCACCGCCAATAAGGAGACAGCGCCGGAAGAACAGTGCGAGAATCCACGTGCCATCATCTCCAACGCATTGACCGGCATTTTCGACGCCATCAGCGCTCTGCAGAAAACCGCGTTCCAGACCAACGACAAAGTGGTCTACGGATTCGCCACCAAGCTGCTGAACGGCGAATTGATGGACATTAAGGCCAATTACTCGAAGGACGCAAAATGAAGCTCAATTTCGATAGCAAAGACGGCGTTTTCACCGTCAAGGCCGAGAACAAGGAAGAAATCACCCGACTCAAAATGTCCGCGATGGACATCGCAAATCTGATTGTCAATTACTTCGATGCCGAAATTCAGGAAGTGAAAGTGGAGAAGAAATGAAGCGTATCCCACTCAAGGACACGGCGAACTCATGGATCTGAAAGCCAACTACAGCAAGGAAAACAGGTAATGGACAAGAAAACCCTCAACGAAATCACCGAAAAATACGACAACACCAGTCCAGACCAACTCCGCGCCGACCTCGCCGTATTGACTGCGATCAACAAACGCAGCGGCGAAATACTCAAAATCATCAAAACCGCATGGGAACACGACCACGACGGCGGAGACAAGGAAACCGTCAACATCGCAGGCGTCGAAGCCGGAGAAATCAGCCTCGGCAAAGGCGGCGACGGCACATACAAGGTAACCGACGAACGAGCCTACGGCGCATTATTGCACGACAACGATTTCATGATTCCAGGCGGACAGCCGGCAGCCGAACAAGTCTGGATGCCAAGACGCGAAGCGATGGACGCGAAATACCTCGAAGACATGATCCGCGACCACGACGGCGAACTGCCGGACGGAGTGGAATGGAAGCCGGGAAGGCCGGGCGTGGTCACGTTCCGCAGCACGCGCGGCTTCGTGGACAAGCTGTTCAGCGCGGAACTCGCACCAACCGTCATGCGCCTACTGCTCGCTGACGGATCGGAAAACAACACCGGGAAGGAAACCAAGAAATGAGCAACGAACTCACACCAATCCAGCCGCAACCGCAACAGCAGATCACATTGCAGGACCAGATGGCTTTCGCCAAAGCGGTATGCCAATCCGACATCATCCCCACCGTGTATCGCGGCAAGCCCGCCAACATCCTCGTGGCGGTAGGATACGGTGCTCCGCTCGGACTCACGCCAATGCAAAGCCTCCAGGACATCAGCGTCATCAACGGCAAGCCAACCGCTTCGGCCAGCTTTATCGCCAGCCATGTCCGTATGGCGGGCCACAAGCTCCGTGTCAAGAAGGACGAGAAGGCGTTGAGCGTGACCGCCACCATCGTGCGGTCCGATGATCCAGATTATCCGATCAGCGTCACGCGCGACAAGGCGTGGGCACAGCAGATGGGCTTGCTCAACAAGGACAACTACAGGAAGCAGCCTTTGACGATGCTCACGTGGCGTGCGATTACCGCCGTGGCACGCGAAGCGTGCCCTGAAATCCTTTACGGCGTGCAATACTCGCCCGACGAGCTCCATGACCTTGATACCAACAGTGACGTGCTGGCGGAAGTCGTTGACGATGAACAGCAGCCGTCACGCCAGAAACGTCGCGGGTATGGAAGCCGCGCGCGCCAGAATCCAGTCGAGCAGGCCGAGCAGCAGCCGCAGGTGTGCACGCCCGAACAGACTGAAGCCATCTTCACCATGCTGCGTGATTGCGGTGTCGCGTCGAACGAGGAAGCCGAGCAAGTGCTGTACCGGCTGACCGGCAAGCATGGATTGACGCCACGACAGGTCGGCCGGCAGGACGCGGACAATCTGCTCGTCGCGGCCCCTGATTTCGTTAAACGGAAAATCATGCAGGCATTGCAGGAAATCCGCAAACCACAGCCGGAACAGGTGGAAGTCGTTAACACGACCACCGCCGAACAGGAAAACACTGATACCAAGGAGGCTGAGTGATGGCAGGGGAGACCGTTATCACGATCGTCGGCAATCTGACCGCCGACCCGGAATTGCGCACGACGTCCGCTGGCGCGCAGGTCGCGTCGTTCACGATCGCCAGCACGCCGCGCACCTGGAACCGTAATACGGGCCAGTTTGAAGATGGTCAGGCTTTGTTCATGCGCTGTAGCGCGTGGCGTGATCTGGCTGAGCATTGTGCCAACAGTCTTGCGAAGGGCATGCGTGTGATAGCGCAGGGCAGGCTTACGCAACGTTCCTACGAGGCGAAGGATGGCACGCAGCGCACAGTCGTGGAATTGCAGGTTGACGAGATCGGCCCATCGCTCAAGTATGCGACGGCGCAGGTGCAGAAGATGCAGTCAGGCGGATACCAGGGCGGCAACACCAATGGCGGTTTCGGCGGGAATGGCTATCAGCAGCCGCAGCAGGCACAGCAGCAGCCGCAGGGAGCCGACCCGTGGGCTGCGCCAACCGGCACGCCTGACAGTTTCGGCGGTTTCGGCGGAGCGCCGGAACCGGAGTTCTAAATGGTGCCATTGGCAGGATACGACCCGCCAGCATGGTGCGAACGGCATGAGTGCCCCTACTACGGACGATCATGCCCCGAATGCGAAACGGAAACGGAAGACTACTACGCGGACATCGGCGACGCCAATGTCTGGGATTTGGAGTGAACATTGTTCGATTTCGACGTTTACGGGGAACCGGTCGCGAAAGGCCGTCCAAGATTCTTCGGCACGCACGCCGTCACACCGGAACGCACGCGCACGCAGGAAGAACTGGTCGCAAGCGAATTCCTACGACACTACCCACAGGCGCAACCGTTGAAAGGCGAAGTCATGATGACAATCGTCTTCTACAAAAGCCGCCACGGCAAACCCGACTTGGACAATCTGGAAAAACTCGTCAAGGACGCGTTGAACGGACTCGCCTACACGGACGACCAGCAGATCAAACTCACCCTGTGCGCCATGCTCGAACCCGACCGCATGGCATTGGGCAAACGTGTGATCGGACTGGTGAAACGACGGCAGGGAATGCCATTGACATACGGCGGCATCGAATACGAGCCACACACGGGAATCCACATCGAACCATTGGGCGGAACCATCCACGACGGCATACGCCATGCCACGGAAAGCATGAAAGGACTATTGCATGACGCGGGCAACGATGCGCGATATCGATGAAATGGATTTCAACATCCAAGTCTGGGATTACATGAACAGGGCTTTGGGAGACAGGAACCTTGGTTTCGACAGGCGGTTGCATTGGATGGGCGAACCGGTCAGTGTCACCACGCTCCGAAACGCGGATAAACCGTTGTCGGAGGTGTTGGACGAAGCCAGCACTGTCGCCGCGGACAACGACATGCGCGTCTGGGTTGTAGTCCAACACGTCACCGGCATGGATGTCACGGGAAGCCTCGTGCTGATTCCACCGGAAGCATGGACGCGACTCAGCCAACTCGACACAAACCGGGAACTCGACGGAATCCACTTTATCCAACTGGCTGTCGGCAACGGGCTGGGAGTGGTCAGCCTCTACCAGTTCGCACTGCTCATGAACCATTTCCAACCGCTCGGACCGGACGAATCGAAGGAGGTTTGACATGGTTGAAATCCGCCAATCCTCCTACATGTGGCAGAACGTGAAACTCAACCGCATACAAGCCGTCCTGCTGGTGGCATTGGTGCGTGACGGACGATTGCCGGACGTGGACTGCGAATGGTCGAAACAGTATCGGACGATCGACGCTTTGGAGGCGCGCGGACTGCTTGTCAAGCATGATGACGGACTGGTGGAGCCTACCGGTTTCGGACGTGAATACGTTGACCACATCCTCACGCCGGTGGAGACGCATAGCACGGCGACATCCAAAAGATTCAACAAGTACTGGAACGACCAGTACGCGCATCCGAAAACATACCACTACAAGCCGGAACGGTTGCGCGTGGTGTGCGCTAGGGGAGCGGAATGAGACATCAGCAAACCATCATCGACAAGGACAGATCATGAAACACAACGAACCGGAAACCATGTGCAGCCTGGAATGGTTGAGACACGAACGCCGCAAAGCATGGCAGGAAGGCTACGCGGCCGGATGGAAAGACCAGGAATGCGACTTCCCGCAATATACAAGCGAAAACCCATACAAGGAGTAGGCAAATGAAGAAAATCCTCGAAAACATGATCATCAAATGGCACCAAGCGGGATACGCGCTCGACGAGATCGCGCCACTCGTGCCACAAGTGCCCAAAGCCGAAATCGCGGCCATCATCCACCAGTGCGACAAGGAGAACGTCGAATGAAATACAACCCGTTTGGAATCGTGTTCGGCATCGTGTTGACGGTCTGCCTGTGTGTCGCACCGATCATCATATTCGCAATCAGTTAAGGAGTCCTAAAAATGAGTGACAACGTCAACCATCCAAAGCATTACGAGAGCGGCCCGTTCGAATGCATCGAACTGACCCGCCTGTTGAGTTTCGACTGGGGCAACGTGGTCAAATACTGCTACCGCTGGCAGTCTAAGAACGGCGTCAAAGACTTGAGGAAGGCGCTCTGGTATGCGAACGACGCGGTGATACACGGCATACCGCTCTATGCCGACACCAATCTGTCCGGCCTGTGCAATGCATTGTTCTCCGCTCTCGTGAACGTCGATTGGGCAGGACTCAGATGCGTTTGGTGGGCATTCGCGAACAACTGTCCGAAGCGAGACATTCTAACGGCCATCAAGAACAAGATCAACGAAATTGAAAAGGAAGGAAAGTAATCATGGAACACATCGTGCAGTTCGCCATCGGCATTGACGACAAGGCCATTCAGAACCGCATCGAGGAACACGCCTACAGGGACGTGCTCGACAAGCTCGCCAAAAACGCCGTGGACAGTGTTTTCGCGCACACCAGCGCGTATTCGCGGGACATCATGTGGAAGACCTTGATGGAGGACGCTTTGCAAAGCTTCCTCGAAGAACGCAAGGACGAGATCATCGACAAGGCCGCGAACATGCTCGCCGACCGGTTCCAACGGACGAAGAAGTATCGGGAAGCCATGGGAGACGTCATCGTAAAGGATGGTGAGTGATGGACGACTTGGACAAGGCCGAGAAAATTCTGATTGTCGTACTGGTGGTATCCGTCGCCGCAATGCTCTTCCTGATGGGAGTAAGCATCTACTCGTACTGGTATGTGGGCACGCATCATGATTACGGCATGAAGACGGTCAAGACCGGCGACGTGACATGGGCATGCCTGACCGATCACGGCACGACCATCGGCTGCGACACGGTGAAGGAGTACCGGTGAACGGCATGGGCACGTTGCATACAAGCATCTGGACCGGCTACATCATCTGGCCGAAAGGTGATATGAGACTGCATACGTGCCGAGTGTACAAGACGCTTCAAGAGGCATCGGATGCGGCACAGGAGCGCGCCGACTCCCATCATAGGCCGTACGAGGTGCGTGCAGCCTACGAGACTCCACAGCGGATTATTAAGACCTTCGAGCCAAGGAGACGGTATTGAGCGGAAAAGTGCGAGTCGGCACGAACAAGTTGACGTTCACCGTGAGCGCGTTCGATTATCCAAGGGAAGATTTTGCGACTGCTGTCGTGGATGTTCCAGTTTACGCGAAGTCCGACAACGTTCTCACGGACCAGCGATCAATGTCGGTCGAAGCCGAGATGCCGGAAGATTTCAACGAGAAGGTAAGGCACGCATTGCAAGTGTTCGCTGACACACTCGAAGCATCATTCAAGGAAAGAGATCGAAATGTTGAGAAGCATTGATTTCAAAACCATGCCTTACCTGTTTACCGACAAGGCTGGCACTTGTCTGACTGTGGAGTTCGACGGCAGGGAACTGGATGGCATCTACAAGCAGGTGAAAGCCATGTACGATCAGGCGCACCCGTCTGATGGCATGCCCATCGAACCAATGGAACCGGGCTGGTATATGACTCGGGATGGTGAAGACCTGTTGAGCTTCGACGGTGACGCATGGCATATCCACAATCTCAAATGCGGTGCGGAACCGTTCGCTGACGGTGATCTGGAAACGATGGACTGGAACGTGGTCAAACGAACGTTCGATGCTAACTCATTTCCTTTAATTCCAGTCAATCCAAGAAAACCGAATATGACATGGGAGCCCACGGATGTTCAACAGAAAGCATAGGAAAGTCCGATATGTCAAATGCCCATACTGCGGCAAAAGCCCAGTCCGCATAGAAGGACGCAGCTTCACGGACAAGAACAAGATCGTCATGCATTACGAGTGCCCAAACAATCATCTGACCACCGGCGACACGCCATATCCACGCGAAGCATTGGACATTTGGCTTCTCGCAGTCGGCAAGGTGCTGAAAGTCGATGACGTGATATGCGACTACTTCGAAAACGGCAAAGGAAGGAGACGGGACGATGACCGAGCATGAGGAATACTGCGTGAGCATCCGCAAATCCTACATAATGCCCGACCACACGCTGGAAGGATACACGGTGACGTTATGGAGGTGGAACCATCTCGACGAAACATGGTGGTTTGCGGCCATATGCGACTACCTGTTCGCGGACTACAACGGCAACCACAAGAAGGCGTTACGGCAGGCGAGACGGGACGCTAGAAAACTCGCCGGAATCTTCGACTGCACTAACTATGACACCACCGAGGAAGGAATGTGGCAATGAGCGACGTGCATGAATCATTGACGGACTGGCGGACACTGCCCGTGAACATGCTCGCCGGGCATAGGGCGATAGTCCAACTCGACGAGGGCACGATCATCGACGGCTATTTGAGATATGTGCCGTCGAAACTTCGCAAGGAACTACGAGGCGCGACGGAAGGAATCTGCGAATCATTGACGGTCGAAGGCGTGTATCAGCCGGTAATCGTCAGCGTGAATGCCGGTGAGAAGCATCTGGCCAATGGGGTGAAAGCCGTGAACATACTCAAGGAGATGAGCGCATGAGCGTGCTATACCACGGTGGGGTTCCAGACCTGAAACCCGGCGACATCATCGAACCGGGGCACAGTCGAGACAATTACGACGATTGCCCCATCTGCCGCGCCAGACGCGAAAAAGGCGCGTCGGCCATCGAAGGCACCGGACACCAAGAACAAGTCTACTGCACCACCATGCGTGATTACGCGGCCGAATACGCCGCAATATATGGCAAAGGAGACGTATACCAAGTGCGTCCGATAGGCGACCTCATCGAATCCGATGAGGATTTCGAAGGCTGTTACCGATGCGACAGGCTGCAAATCGTCAGAACAGTGGAGAAACACGTCGTGCTGACCCCTAAACGACGCCGGAAGGTCATCCGGCTCATGGAGCGTTTGGAGGGTGGCATATGCCTGAACCCGCTGCCACGAAACGCCACCCCGGAAATGATCGAACGTTGGGCGGCACGAGAATACGCCGACATGCGGCACATCATGCGCGAAGCCGAAAGGAGCATCAAATGAGCATAAGAGTGGGAACAACCTACTTGGCGATATGCGACTATCCGGGCTGTTACCTGGGGTACGAATTCTGGGAACCAACCAAGAAAGCCGCAATCAGTGACGTTATCGGCGATGACGAATACAAGGGGAATGATACGAAATGAGCAGTCAATACAAGGTTCGCGCGCTGTATTGGAGTTACAACGACGGCTACTATCGCTTAAAAAACCAGGGGGTGCTTGAAGATTTACTGAACGATGGTTGGGAGATTTCACGGGTGGATGCCATATCGCCAACGAATTTTCCATCTGGCGCATTCGGCGCCACGAACGTCTACGTTCTCGAAAAGCAAAGCGAGGAAAAGCAAAGCGAGGACACGAAAAAGAGCAGTGTGTCAGAACTCCCCCCGCATGACATGGGTCTACGTGTGGGAATCCTCCCGCATGACATGGGTCTACGTGTGGAACTCGACACGAACGGAACATACTACCTGAAAAGCGGATGGAAAGAACACTGTGACTGGATTTATGGGCTTGCTTGGAGGTATACGGATGGTTCCGGCATCGTATCCGCTTCACGGCCTGACAATCCTGTTCCCATCGCAATCATGAATAGCCACGTGAGGCTAGCAACCTCATTCGATGAACACGAAACCGGAACCACCAAGCAAAGCGAGGACACGAACATGAAGGAGACAAATCGATGAACGGCGATAAGCAGCATGCGGTGTGGCGTGAAAGCATCGAGAAATACGGCAAGGAGACGCAAAGCATCGTCTGCATGGAGGAATGCTCCGAACTCATCCAAGCCGTCAGCAAGCGTCTTCGAGGCAAGCCCGGTGCTACCGACAATCTTGCGGAGGAAATGGCCGACGTGATCATCTGCCTGTACCTGCTCAAGGAAATGTACGACATCACCGACGAGCAGTTAAATGAATGGATCGCACGCAAGACGGCAAGGCAATCCAAGCGAATGCAAGCCGATGACCCATTCCTGGAAGGCAAGGACGCGGAATGAGCAGGGCTGAAACTACCGCCATGCTGTCCAAGCTGGTTGAGAAGCGTCTGAAGAACCGCGTCAGCTTCTGGGCAAGCGAGGTGAATTTCGACTTGGGCACCTCGAAAAACAGACGAATCGACTTTATGGGATTCAAGCCGTTCACGCCCGGCTATGTGCTCATGCCGGCAAGTGTGGAACTTGGCGAGTTCTCCTGTTACGAAGTCAAGTCCTGCATGGCGGATTTCAAATCAGGCCATGGGTTGACGTTCTACGGGGACGTGAACTACCTCGTGACCACAAGGGAACTGGCCGAGGAACTGCGAGTCAACTACCTGCTGCCACACAATATCAATCAAGTGCTCACACCATCGAAAAAAGGCGACAAGCTCGTACCGCTTTTCGACGTGTCCGGCAAGTGCCCATCCTACAGGTGCCGCGCCGCAAGCGAAATGCTGTACGCGATGATCGAAGCGAACGGAAAGAGAACGAATTGAGCATCGCGGATGATGAAGCTGAGAAGGTATATCCGACCCGCTACTGGAGTGGAACGCGTGTCAAGGAACAGTTTTCCTGCGACACGGACGATTTGCAGGAAGCGTACCTGCGCGGTCGCAATGCACCACCGGCTGACGCCGAGGTCGAAGCCGTGGCGAAAAAACTGATGTGGTGGGACATGGCACCAGCCTGGGAAGACGTCATGCCAAGTGAGGACTGCTTCTGGACTCTGTCCGAGCCGGAGATACGAGCCAATTACATCAGGGACGCTCGGGAAATGCTCGAAATCGCACGGAAGGCGGCAAACGAATGAGCATCGAGGACAGGGCTGAAACCATCGCCGTCGCCGTCGCGGTAATGTTCTTCGTCATATTCATCGCCTTCATCGGCTATATCTGCTGGGCTGAAGCGACGGCGGACACCATCATCCTCCGTGATGACGGTCAATCATACGCATGTCAGACCAGCAGAATATCCCCAGCGCCACACAACTGCAAACCGGTCAAGGAGAAACGATCATGAGCATCAGATACGTGGAATGCGCCCACTGCGGAGAAGTCGTCGGCACATATTACGTGACCTGCCCCTACTGCGGATACAAGCTGGCCGCGCGCAATCCGACAGGCATGGATCCTCTGTATGGCATGACCGACGACGAATTCTACAAGCGATTCGGGAGCATGTGATGGAAGATGCTGGAATTCTTCCTTGGCCCCCACCAAGCTTGGCGGAACTCGAAGAAGCTTTGGATTCGATGGACCACGACGGAACCACAAGAGGAGATTAGGCGATGGCTAGACGTGGCTACGTGCAGCTCGTGAACGGCTTCTATGACAACGACAAGATACGTGACCTCGTGCGCATGGGCCGCGCCGATTCCGTTGGCGTGTACTGCATGGCCCTCTCGCTATGCGGCGACAGGCTCACAGACGGTTTCGTACCACGTCGCGCCATGCTCTCCAACATCGGAGCGACACCGGAACAGGTGAGGGCGCTCGTGGACGAGGGAATGCTTGAAGAGGTCGAAGGAGGCTGGCTGATCCACGACTATACCGCGCACAATCGCACCAGAGAGCAGGTATTGCACGCCCGCGCCGACGCCAAGGAACGCAAAAGCAAATCCCGATGTCACAGCAGTGTCACAGCAGTGTCACAGCGTGACATGCGTGTGACATCGGGACAAACACCAGAACACCAGAACACCAGAACACCAAAGAAAGAGAAAGAAGAATATTCTTCTTCTTTCTCCAAAGAAAGCGTTAAGGATTTCGGCGATTCGCAAGAGTGCGGCGAAACGGACAGGACGCTGGCCGTGGAATATCCGAATCTCGATCTCGAATCCGCATGGCTCGCATTCGTACAACACCATCACGGCGAAACCCGCACCATAAACGAGTGGACGCGCCTATGGAAAGGCTGGTGCCAACGCAGGGCCAACATGAGCGGCATCCCACAAAAAACGCCACACACGCACACATGGGCGTGCGAACACACGCTGAAACGCCTTGGCATCGAATCACGCGACGACGTACAAGACATGACCAAAGCACAGCAAACGGCAAACCAGCTCAACAAGGAAGACCGAAATGGAAGAACCTGAACTCACCGAACAACAAAAAACAGCCCTCAGAAAAGCAATCGGCGACATCATTGGAGACTACACGCCATGGGTGCTAATCATGGAAACCACGCCACTTGGAGAAACAGCCACGGCATACTCCGAAAGCGTGACCGACACGCATTCCAGCGCGTTCACCATCATCGGACTGTTGGACAACGAACTAACCCAACGACTCAGCTAGGTTGCGTTCACAGGTGCATGGTAGAATCATCCAAGCCGGTTCAATCGCACGCCATAAGGCACTGGCCTAGGAAAACCATACCCAACGAAAGGCCAAAAGCGATTGCCGGAATGCAAAACCCGCTCATGCTGGCGTGAGCGGAACCCCGAACGCCAACTATGCCCCAACTGTGAAACCCGTCTCACCGACAACCTGACATGGCTGGCGAAACACCTGCCATCATTGGAAAACGGGAAACTCAACCGCATCAACAAAAACAGGGACATGAACGGCAACGGCGGAAGCGGATACTCCGCAACCCCGCCACTACGCGAAACCATCTACGATCTCCTATACGAGCGTGACGAACACGGACTGGACGGCGTGCAGCCCACCCTCCAGGCATTCGCCACATGCCTAGGAATCCAATGGATGCACGTCACGCCACTGTCCGACCTCGCCAAACGAATCCTCGACACGAAAACAGGACACACCCACTACCTGCTCTCCACGGCAACACCCGTATACGCGGAACAAATACGCATCCTAGTCAAGGAATGCTCACGCATCCTCAACCAAGGACACGCCGTCAACCTCGGCACATGCCCCAACACCGACTGCAACACGCCACTGACAGCCGACGAAACGGCGACCACGGTCAAATGCCGCGGATGCAAGAACACGTGGAACATCAACTACCTAAGAAGCATCATGAACCAGAAAATACTCGAATCAGACTACACGGGCACCATGCGCCAGATCATCAACCTACTCGCACAATCCACCGGACAGATCGTCAACACGAACACGTTCAAAAGCTGGGTGCACCGCAACCAACTAAAACCAGCGGGTGGAATCCACGGCCACCCCACATACCGCATCGCGGACGTATATCGGCTCCTGATCCGGCTCCAACAGGCCGGACAGACAACCGACAGCGTATGGCAGCTGCTCTCCAAACAGAAAGCAGAATAATGGCACGAATCATCATCGAAGACAACGGACACACGATCACATACGAGAACGTGTCCAACATCCACGACCGGCAAGACCGGAGCGCCACCACCACAAACATATTCCGCAACACGGCAGAACGCACCCTGCATACGCTCACATTCCTCACGCCAACGGCAAACAGCATCCTCTGAAAGAAAGACAAAAAATGAGCGAAATCATGCAAATCACCGGCAACACCGACAACATCGCATACCAGCATCCACACGACGCCGGAGCCGACCTGAAATCATGCGAGGACACCATCATCCCCGCCAACGGGCGCACGCTCGTGCACACCGGCGTATACGCGGCAATCCCTCACAATCACGCGGGCCTCGTATGCCCCCGAAGCGGCCTCGCGCTGAACCAAGGCTTGACCGTGCTGAACGCGCCTGGAATCATCGACAGCAACTATCGCGGCGAACTATGCGTGATCCTGCACAACACCAGCGAAAGAGCCGTCAAAATCACGGCGGGACAGCGCATAGCGCAACTTGTCATAACGCCCGTCGCGCACGTGAAAATCATTCCGGAAAGCCAACTGCCGGAAAACACGGAACGAGGCGAAAACGGATTCGGCAGCACCGGCGAATAAGCCGACAACACTCGTAAAACAGACACTCGACAACCTTGGACAGGAACAATCATGAGAATCCACATCGTCACCGCTGACGTGCAAGACAAGGACAGATACAGGGATTACACGACCCTCCCACCGGAAAAGTATCCTTATCTGCCAACTGTTCGCGAGGATACGGAAGTCAAGTATGGCGAGTTCGTCAGCATCATGGGTGTTTACGGTTCGCGTGACCGGGCAGAACATCGCGTGGATGAACTTGTTCGCGAAGGCTTCACTGTTTTCCCGATCGTCGAATGCGTTGTGGACGCGAACTGTTGGAAATACATAGGAGGCCACGCGGAATGAGCGTCGCCGACACGACACAGGACAACACCACCAAGGAGGCGCAATGAAAGCACTCGACTTCACCAAGAAGAAAAGCAAACTGGTAGACAAGCTGGTAAAACTCGGATTCCATTATCAAAGCACCGACAAGGAGCCAGCTAGTCTGCGAGGACCCTCACGACTGATAACCACATGGGCGAACGTCATGAATGGCGTGACCCTGCAAATCATCGATGCGTATGACGAACGCCATGGCGAAAACTACGAACTGATTACAACGAAGCGCAAATACGTCAGGATAACGGATGATTGCACTAACATAAGCGTCACCATGTCGTTCGAAGAGTTCATGGAATTGGAAAAGATCACGAACAGCAAGGGCAGCACATTCCCACGCCCGGAAACATCCTTCAAAAGAATTACTAACGAGAACTAGGGGGATACGTGAAATGAGCGAGACAATCAAAATCAGTGGAAAGTGATCGCGTCATGCGAATCTACCTAGTAACTGCGAACGCACAGGATCACAACGAATACATCGAGTACCGGGATCAACCATATAATCCCGATTCGTTCACTGACACCCCAATGCACATGGGCGAAACATCATACACCGCAGGATTTGTAAGCATCATGGGCGTTTACACGACACGCGAACAAGCGGAGACACGCGTAAACAAGCTCACCCGCGAGAAATTCCCGGACTTGCGAATCATCGAGATTGAAGCGGACTCTGACTGTTGGCAGTTCGTCGGTGGAGGTTGGCTCTGGTGAACAAGCAAATAATCACAGCGGACCGTCTGAACGCCACGCACTTGGGCAAGCGAATCACCATCAACAGCTTGCATGGCACCGTCGTGTCAGGCAGGCTGAAAGAAATCAGCGCCGACTACGCCATCATGCCCAGTTTGGCGTCTTACTTCCCCTACAAAGAAAACAAAACATTGGAGTACAGTAAGGACGTTCACATCATCCTGCACTTGTCGAACCAAGTCAACGACGATATCAAAACAACCGTACGCGAGGACACGGAACTACAGGTAGAAGACGAACAGGTAGACCATTTTGTTAACGTCTTCGGCAAAATGGTCAGACTCGAAAAGGAGACACAATGACGTCACCAACCACCAAAGAACTGCTCATGCGCGTGCTCGCCGTGGAATCACCGAAACTGTTCGACGGGTCAGACAACGAGCCAATCGAAGTGACCTCCTACTCCTATCAGGAAGAAGGAATGCGTCTCTGCGATACATGCGACTATCCAGAATTACTTCTCATAGGATACCGGACACGCGGCGGGAAAACGAAACATCTAAAGTATGAATACTTCGGCCTACCAAACCTGCTCGAAACATTGGACAAGTGGGACAGGCAACACGACGATACGAGGGAGTCGGACGCATGAAATGGTTCACCAGCGACCTGCATTTCGCACACCCATTCGTGGCCGCGCTACGCGGTTACGCGCGACCCAACGCCTGGGCCTGATCAACGGCTTCCAAACGACCGCCAGCACAAACGGCTGCGACAATCACCGCAATGAGAAAAACGTTACGAACCTTATTCATTAGCATGGTTTGCTTCTTTCCGGCAGACCATGTAAACTATGATCTGCCTGATTATTTTTGTTGAGAGGTAATTAAGGCGCCGCCACCGCTCAGAACAGTGGCGGCAAATTCTTTTATGCGGCAAGCTTCAGATTATGGCTCGCGAGATAGCTGGCAATCTGCTCTTCAAGCCGCGCGTCAACGTCCGTGTAATAGTCGCGATACGCGATCACGCCACCGGTACCGTCGAACGCGACATACGCCACACGACGGCCCTTGGAATCACGGAAGCCACGAGGCTTATGCACGTAAGCGCCGAACACGTCGGCTAGTTCCTTGACCGATTTGCCACCTGGAATAGTCACCTTGCGCACCATGACCGCGCTGGAAGTGGCAACCACCTCATGAGGCTCGGTTTGCGGTGGAACTTCGGGAATCTCAGCCGTGACCGGCTCCGGTTCGACAACCTCAACCGACTGTGTGACAGGCGCCACCGGTTCGACAACAGGCAGATCATCATAAGTCTCACACATCTCAGGATGATCCTGCTCCATTGGAGTCAGAAACGACACGTCACGCGACACAACCATGACGCCATGCTCCCACGACAACACCCAGCCACGTTCACGGTCAACATCAGGAAGACTCAAACCGTGAGCCGAATAATCACCACAATCATCGGACGCAATCAGGCCGCCACGTTCCACGATTGACGGCACGTCACCAATCTCACGCATCGCCTGCGCATAATCCGCTCCATTAGGGTCAAGCCACACACCACCCTCGGCACGATACACGGCGGCAACACCACGCACCGCCTGAGCATTCACGACACCTGGAACCATACGCCACGACTCGACGTTATCCGACATGCCGAAACGCCACACGCTCGGACTGTCAACCGAATTGAAAAACATGAAAACACCATCGGAATTGACAGCCCACAAACCGTTAACCTTATTAGACATTTCAAACCCCTTAAAAAGAAAACGTTGAAAACAAAGGGCGCGGCACAATCGCCACGCCCTGGAATTAAACAAACAGACTGAGTGAATCAGACGCCCACACGCCTACGTGCGGCGGCCTCAGCCTTGAAGAACGCCGCGAAAGCGTCGCCAATGGACGCATAAAACACGCCATCAATCCACCAGCCGGCATAACCTTTGGAATCATACCCACGCAGCTCTGCAAGCTCAGCGCGCATAAGCGGCAACGCCTCACGACGCGACACCGCGCTACGATGCCAATTATTGTCGAAATGATCCGCAGCAACCCAAGCGTCGCGTTCCTCACGCGAATCAAAAGACAACAGGCTGCAATACGGCTCACCCTCAAAATTGGTAAAGCCGACACCAAACTGCCAATACCCGGCATAAAAATGGACACTCATAACACACACTCCATTCGTGCAAAAAGATTGATTGATTGATGGACGTGATTGATAGGCTCACGCCCGAAAGCCTGGAATAAGTCAGCGCATACGCTTGCGATTAGGACAATTGGGATATTCGATGGCCTCGCACTGCAAGGCGCTCTCCAATTCCAACCGTCGTGCATTGCTGCACAAGAAACACGCCTCATCACTCTTGCGACACGATTCACGCCACAAGGCGTCGGCGCGTTTCGGATTATCGCAGTCGCTTTTCGCGATGAAACAGCGTAAGGCGCTCTTACGGCAACGTTCAGCCTCATTCCTCAGCCTGCTGGATTCAGGCGTTACCGGTAGGCCATAATACGGATAACGATCCGCATAACCGCACTTGCTGCACATCGTCACGCCTCACTCTCGCAATAGGATTCGAGCCGTGCTACACACGACTCATCACCTGGAACCCGGTGCATCCCAAACCACTGTTCTGCAGTGACCACGGTATAACGCTCACCCAGTTCGCCGTTACGCTTGACATTGCGGCTCACCACATACACCACGCCATCAATCCACCTGACAGCGACGTTATTCCATGCCACCTCACAAGGCTCAAGACCATGCTCACGGCCAAAATCCCACGCCCTATTACGCCGGCTGACCTGATCGGAACACCTATCCTTGAACCATTGCACAAGATCGTCATAAGCAAACATGATGCACCTCACTCCGCAAGCAGTTCGGAAACCGCATTGCCAAACTCTTCGGAGAAAAGCCAGGTGCGGTAGAAAACCTCAAGTTCTTCAGGATTATCAAGGGGCGCGTCATGCGCGTAATCGCTGGCGATAAACCCACTCCAATCATCTGAGAACATGACGTTTTGCATATTCTCAGAACTCTTGCTAGCGTTGCACGTCCAGGAACCATTATCGTTGCCAGTAACCGGAAGCTCAGCGTCGTCATACTGTCCCCAGCACCATTGCTCAGTTGGCGTAATGCCGTCCGCATAATCCTTGAGGGTTTCAACAATTTCATCCCGCAAGTCGGAACGATATGCCGTTGCAAAAGTATTTTCATCACACATTTTTGACACTCCATTTCCAGCCCCCTTGCTAAAATGAGAGGGCTCTAGTTAAATCGGATAAATTAATTTTGAGCAATCGAGCCGGATAGCTGCAACTATCCGGCTCTACTCATTCGTGAGCTAGCCACGTCATAAAGACACGTCTAGCCCTGGCGGATTACATTCAATCCGCCGAAGTTTCAGAATCAGAATCAAGTAGCTTACGTGGATTAGCTACGCGCAAAGCGTCACACAAGCGCAAGGCAGTATCAAGCGACAACGTGCGCACGTTTCGTTTCCTCGTCTCAATCTGAGCAATTTCGACGTAATGAACGCCGCTTTTATCTGCTAACTGCCGTTGCGTTAAACCGCGTTTCGTTCTTAATTCTTTTAATCCCATGGCCTTGCTCCCTTCTTGGGTTAGGGCCATCGTAGACCACTCAGACAGCGCTGGGCAATTCCATGCCGGAGACAGCGCCACGTTAGCGACTCGGCGACGGTTCAGCCTTGCATAATGTGAGGGTGCATCATGCCTAGTCGCATTCCGCCGCGTCATTGTCGCGTCCACTCTTCAGTTGTCAAACGTCCATGCCGCCGATTCTTCGGGGCTTCCGGGTTGCCGTCCCGGTCTGCGTATCCGCTGCTGTATCTTTCCTTTCTCTTCGTTGTCGTTTGCTTGATGGCTCTCACTATACACGCTATCCAGTCAGATAGCAAACCAAGACAACACAGACACCACATAAACCATTGCAAACACTAGCATTCATCGGCGTGTCGCAACCACATGACGGCGACGAAAAACCACGCCGCCACGTCACGGCCACGACGGGCACGACGTCCAGGGCACGACGTGGCCACGACATGCACGGCCACGATCGCATACAAAGGAACGTGCCCGCGCGATACCACACGACACGCCAAAACACAATCGCACAGACGTACCAATGTTGCACCATACAACAAACGCCCCCGTGTGGGAGCCTCCCGCCCGGCCCTTCTGCTGGGGCCGGTGGGACAATAGCAGAAATAGTGCGCGGGTTTTTGAAAAGTTCGCGCACAAAACGTGACGCCTGCAACCTCTCGTATCGCTCTGCGTATGGATTGAAAGCGTTTCAAAATCAAGTTGTGCAACCGTTGTTGCACCCGTTTTGTTGAGTATAATCATCATTAGATGATTTTGGCTGGTGCGGCATTGGCGTGCTGGCTTTGCAATTCTGTTGGCACAGCCTTTCGGTTGTCGGGTTCGATTCCCGAGGTTTGCTCTAGGTTTCATGGGGGTAGCTGCCTGTGAGACTGATGGTATTGCTCGAATATCCCTGCTGGAACATGTGGGGGACAAGAGGCTCCCTGCCTTAATCAGGCGGTTGATGACCGAAGGGGAGGCACGGCCAAACGGGTGCACATGTATGCATGTTCCTTGCCGTTGGTGGTAAAAACCATTCCACCATGCCGAACGTCTTTCCGACTTGGACGTTAACTAGGTCGGGTATATGGCATTGGTGCAACCGGTAGCATGGCGGTCTCCAAAACCGTCGATGTTGGTTCGAGTCCAACATGCTGTGCTCAGCCTACCCACAGGTTGTGGGAGAGGTCTTCGGAGTCGTCTTGTGGCGGCTCTAGTTTTAGTTGACCCGCCTAGTCTGCGGGAACAGTCTCCTGAGTCGTTGCGGCGGCTCTTGCTTTTGGATGCTTGGCAGAGTGGCTTATTGCACCACCTCGCTAAGGTGGCGACCGGGAACGGTCCGGGGGTTCGACTCCCTCAGCATCCGCGCGCCGTGGCTGGCGGTAAAAAGCCATTTTTGCCATTGGATTTCCTTTTGGCGGTTTGGGTTAGACGACGGGCAGCCCCCATGTTTTTGGTGAGTGTGGCGTGGGGGTTGTCTGTTCTTTTGCTTTGGTGGCGGAATGGGTAGACGCGGCGCACTCAGAATGCGTTGTCTTGTGACGTGTGGGTTCGACTCCCACCTGAAGCACTTGGGTTGGCTGATCTGAGAACTTTTCCTGCTGGGTTGTTTCCCCTTTGGTTTGATTTCTCCTGCTCAGCACCGGCCAGCCCTGTTTTTTCTTTGTGGGGTTCGTATGGTTTGGCTTGGTGAGCGTAAGGGTCGGTTCAATCCTGATTGGCCTAGGGTTCGCGCCTTCATATTGGATCGTGACGGGCATAGGTGCCAGTGGCCTGTTGAGGATGATTACGGGCGTGTGCGATTGTGCGGTGCCTATGCGAATCAGGTGGACCATAAGAAGCGTGATCCTGTGTGTGATGATGATTCGCCGGAGAATCTTTGGGCGTTGTGTGACAGGCATCATTCTTACAAGACTGAGCTTGAGGCCGCTGAGCAGCGTCGTGAGAACCGTCGCAGGAGGGCGGAGGCGAAGTGGTACAGGCATCCGGCGTTTCATTAGACGATGGTGCATGCTGCATCAACGGCTGTTCGCGTGACGTTCATGCGCGCGGCATGTGCAGGATGCATTACGACCGGTGGCGTCGTGGTGGCATGGGTGCGCGTAAGAAGCGTATGAGCCGTGCATGCATCCAGTGCGGAAGGTTTTTCGAGACTGAGCGCAGGGATAAGAAGACGTGTTCCGACAGGTGTCGGAAGGCGTGGAACAGGAAATGCCGCAGGTCTCCGGTTCGTTTGGATTCCAAGCCGAATCCGTTGAAGTCGGTGTTGTGGGAGCCGAGGGCTAATGCTCACGTCGATGTGCCGGTTCCCGTTGCCAAGTCTTTCTGGACGCGCGATGACGAGTGGAACTCGTGTTCTCACACGTGTCCTAGGTGCGGGCTGGCGCTTGACCGGTCCGCTGATGTTATGAGTGGCGATTATCCGGTTGGCGCGTGGAAGGTGCCTTTGGAGCAGGGGGGAGAGAACAGCCTGCGCAACCGTGTTCTTGTCCATCGCAAATGCGCGTGATGCCGGAACGGCTTTCGCGCTGATGCCCGGAATGGGTGTGCGGAGGTGGTTTCTATGGCGGCTAAGAAGCAGTCCAATCAGATTCTTGAGGTTCCCGATGGGAAGCTTGGACCTGATCTGCCTGATGCGAGCTTCATGTTTCCGAAGGGTGGCGAATGGTCGCCTCTGGTGGAGCATTGGTATGAGGAGTTCAGGAAAAGTCCGAACGCGTCCATGCTTCGCACGGCACCCGCGTGGATGGCGGTGCAGTTGGGTTTCGCCACCATCAACGAGATGATCTGGTCGAAACGCTACGCGACGCTGATGCCGGTCGTGCGTCAGCTGTTCGACGAGTTGGGTTGGACTCCGGCTTCGTTGCGCGCTTTGAAGTTCGATGTTCCCGAAAGCAATGACCATGCGGCCACCGATGGTTCGAATCATGCCGTCATCCAGGATATCGACGCGTGGCGCAGGAAGTTGGAAGCTGCCCGCTGATGCATGTCATGATTCCAAAGCTGTCCTATGAGGACAGGTGCCGGAGTCTGGGCGCGTTATTCCTTTGGTGGACGGAGACGTTCGTGCTTATCGGGCGTGGTGACGCCACTGGTAAGCATGTGACTCATTCGCCGGAGTATATACAGTTCGCGTTGAACGCGTATGCGCTTGACAAGAATGGTCGGCGTAGATTCGACCGTTGTTCGCTGTGGCGTCCGAAAGGCTGCAATAAGAGCGGCCTTGGCTGCGAGTTCGGCTTGTTCGAGGCTTTGGGGCCTTGCAGGTTCGATCATTGGGCGGTGGCTGGCGAATACTACGAGTTCCTTGGTCAACGGTACTACTATCTGCCGGGCGAGCCTGTTGGGCGTCCGGTTCAGCGTCCTGAGATTCTGTGCCTTGCCACCAGCGAGGACCAGACGGGAAACATCTTCGATTCGATCCACTACAACTGCAAGGAAGGGCCTTTGTCCCAGTTGCAGGGCGAAGGCATGGTCGTGACGAAGACCGGCATCTCCCTTCCGGAGGGCGGGGGAATAGTGCCGTCCACTTCGGGTGATTCGTCCAAGGACGGCGGCTTGGAGACGTTTGTTCTTGCCGATGAGATTCACTTGTACAAGCTGCCGCGTCATATCAGCATGTACAAGACGGTCCAGCGTAATCTGCCGAAGCGTTCCCTTGAGGCTGACCCGTGGCTGTTGGAGATGACGACGTATTATCGTCCGGGCGAGAACAGTGTGGCGGAATCCGTCGAGCAGATCGCGCACGATATGCTTTCCGGCAGGTCGAAGCATTACAAGGGCCTGTATTTCGACTATCGGTATTCGACGCTTCCTCTTGAGGAGTTCTCGAATGAGAAGAAGCTTGAGCACGCGTTGTACGAGTCGTATGGTTCCGCAGCCCATTCGGCTGATGGCAAGGATTATGTGCTTTTGCCGGATGGTCGCATCGAACCGGTGGATGATGACGGGTATACGGTCGAGGGTTTCTCATTGAAGGATGATGGCGTAGAGCCGGGGCCGTCCATGAACGGGTGGGTCAACATCCGTGGTCTGATGAATCAGATTTACCAGCCTGATTCAGACGTGAACGATTCCATCCGCTATTATCTGAACTCCCGCGCGTCCAGTGAGGATTCGTGGCTTACCGAACCGGCCATTCAGTCGCATGTCGCGTACAAGCAGCTTGTGGACGACTGCATCGAGGCGAACATTGGCCTCGATGATGTGTGGAAACGGGTGGTCAAGCCGGATGACGAGATCACGTTGGGTTTCGACGGTTCGATTCGCAACGATTCCACGGCGATTGTCGGATGCAGGGTGTCGGATGGCCTGTTGTTCATTGTCAGGTTGGAGCAGAAGCCGGACAATCCGCTTCCTGACTGGCGTGTGAACCGTGACGCGTTCGACGCGGCCATGCGCAGGATGCTTGACGGGTACAACGTGATCGGAGTGTTTGCGGACCCGCATTTCTTCGAGTCGATGATCGGCGCTTGGGAATCCGAATACGGGCGTGACATGAAGGTGTTCGCCAGAGGCCAGTCTTCGATCATGAAGTTCTGGACGAACAATTGGGGTGTTGACATGTATCACGCCACACAGAACGCGCATACCGGATTCGAATATGATCCCGAGCCTGTGGTGGATGGCAAGCCGAATCCTGAGAGCATCAGACTGTTGGCCGACCCAAGGCTTATAGGGCATTTCAGGAACGCGCGGCGCAGGGACAATGCATACGGTTACGCGATCTACAAGGAGACTCCGAAGTCTCCGAAGAAGATAGATGCGTGCATCGCCGGAATCCTCGCGTATGCGGCGCGAAGCAAGTATCTGAGCCAGTTGAAGGAAGAAGAGAAGGCTCGTACCACCGTGGAGCGTGTCTCCGACGCTTCCGGTGCGACGCTTCGAGGTCCGGCCTACAAGAGGCTGCAAAGAGCGAATTGAGGTGTGTTTGAATGGCAAACAAGGTCAACAGCCTTGTACCGGGCGATGAAGAGCCGGGCGGCGACGGTCTGATATTGACCCGTCTCGCCACGCGCCTACAGAACCGAAACCCGCAGTTGTGCACGTTGAAGACGTTCTATGACGGTCGTGAGACCATTCCGACCAAGAGCGTGCCGAAAAACATGGATGTCACGTCCACGAGCGTGTACAAGCGTTTCGTGGACATGTGCCCCATGAACCTTGCCTCCACCATCGCCAATGCGGTGATAACCTCGCAGCATCCGACAGGTTTCAGGCTCGTGTCCGACAAGACGATGCGTAGCACCGACGCGGATGACATGTGGAACAGTAGCGGCATGAACGTCCGCGCGTTGAACATGTTCATGGATGCGGCGATCTATGGGTGCTCGTATGCGCAGGTGTGGCCGAAGGCGAACCCGTCCTACATTTCACGGCTCAGCCCGTGGACGACTTGCTTGTCCGATGATAAGGATTCGGCGGTTGTTTACGGGTTCGACGAGGATGCGGGCGTCGAGTATCTGACGTTGTATCGTCTCGTCCGTGATGATGACGGCGTGGTGCAACGGGTTTATTCGCGTACCGCCAAGCAGGAGGTGGAGTCTCGCACCCTGTATTCCGATTCCGTTGATGACGAGGATAGCGTGTACTCGCTTGCCAACGACGATACGGTGAAACGCCCGCGGTTCAAGGCGCAGTTCGAGTGGGATGGCGGTGTTAACGACGATTGGGATTTCGCGGTCAAATGCGGTTGCCTTCCGATAGTCCGCTACCAGACGCCAACCGGCAAGGGGTGGTTTGAGTCGTCGCTAAGGACGCTTGGAGCCATCGACCAGCAGCGTTATCAGAGGTTCTGCATCCAGGAGATGCAGGCGTTCAAACAACGCTGGATCAGCGGTGATCTTCCCGAGTATTACAAGGAGTCCGATCCTGCGGTCAAATATGGTGATGCGCAGGCAGGTCAGAAGGTTGATTATTCCACGCTGTTCCAGATGGGGCCTGCGGCGTTGTGGCTCATGCCGAAGGGTGCGACGGTGGGGGAGTCCGGCACTACCGATATCACGCCGATTCTCACGGCTGCCTCGCAGGACATCAAGCAGCTTGCCGGTGCGACCGGCACTCCGTTGTCGATTCTTTCTCCTGATGTTGCAGGCAGTGCCGAGGGTGCGAAGCTGACCACGCGAATGCTGCGCCTGAAGGTTCAGGATATGAACATGCGTGCGAATGATGCGTTTGTTCTCCTGCTGAAGATGGCGCTCACCGCGGATGGTGGAAGCGACGCCTATGAGGAGAGGTTCGAGACGACGTGGGAGCCGGTGGAGCTTCCTTCCGAACTTGAACAGACTCAGGCGTTCGCCAATGTCGCGGGGCGGCTTCCGTTGAAGACCGCTGCGAGACGTTACCTGCACATGACCGAGACTGAGATCGCGGAGATGGTGCAGGACGCTCAGGATACGAGTTTCAGCACGGTGTTGGCGCAGCAGCAGTCCTCTCTTGCTGATTCATCCAAGACGGTTGATGATGCTATGGGCGCATCCTACTTGGATGGTTCCGATGGTCTGACCGGAGATACGGCGGTGGATGATGGCGACGTTTCAGACGGTCTCTGAGGCTTTGGACGCGCAGCGTAACGCACTTGTCAACGAGTATGTGAGCAGGGCTTGGCGCATGTGGCGGTCGCTCACCCCCGCCGATTTCTGGAATGATGCCGTCACTCAGGGTGTTTCGGCTTACATCACGCAACAGCAGATCGCGTTCGTGAAGCAGATGCGCCGTCTTGGCATCTCGTATGCGAACACCATGCTCGGCATGGTCGGAGTGACGGGCAGGACGGCGCAGGTTCCCGAATACGTGGTGGTCAGGGATAACACCGACCCGTGGAAGGTGTCGGCGCGTCCAGCCGACGCGTACAGGAGCCTCGCGGTGAAAACGCCGGACATTCGCCCTCACGGTTGGGATGATTTGAACGATGCCGTGTATGAGACCGTCCAATCATGGCTGGATGCTGCGGAACGACAGTTGTCCGACAACGCTCTCACCGATGGCGTTGCCGCCCAGAACCGTGCGAGCGAGGAGTATTTCAAGGCTTCGGGCATAAAAAGGTTCCGCAGGGTCATACATCCCGAACTGTCCAAGACGGGCACATGCGGCCTGTGTGTAGTCGCTGCCACCAACGTGTTCTCCCGCTCCGACCTGATGCCCCTACACAACAGGTGCAAGTGCACCGTCGCGCCGATCAGGGACAACATTGACCCCGGTCTGCAATTGAACTCGGATGACTTGCAGAAGATATACGACGCCGCTTCCATGGCTGGCGGTGGTGGCAGTGGCACAGCCGCGCGGAACCTCACGCAGTTGAGGGTGAGCGTGCGCAACGATTCGGAACTTGGCCCCATTCTCACCAGAAGCGACTGGAAGCAGAATGACGAGGCTCCGAAATGGCGTATGCCGGACACGATCATGACGCAACAGCAGATGCGACGCATGTACGAGCGTGCGACGGTGTTCAACGCCAAATACGCGGAGCTTCTTAACGGTTCCGACAATTCATTGAGCTTTCACTATGACGGTCGTTCCTACACGTTCAGGAAGGGCGCTCATGTGAAACAGGCATGGGATTATGTGAGGTCCATGCTTTCCTATTCGCGCGGTTGGCTTGGGCTGGCCGCTTAGATTTATTAAGGAGATCAAGGGTGGCTGACCCTGAGGAAAAGAAGACTGCGCCCGAAACGGAGCAGCAGAACAGTGAACCCGAAACGGGTGCGGAGTCCGCTCAGGAGCCGAACACCCAGAGCGTCGAACCGGATACGAAGACCGTCAAGCCGGAGGATTCCGGCGAGGACAAGTCCTCCGAACCGGACGATGTGGCCAAATGGAAGGCCATGAGCCGTAAGAACGAGGACAATGCGAAAGCGAACCTCAAACGCGCGGAACACGCGGAAACGGAACGCGATTCGCTTCGTACCGAGAACGCGCGGCTCAAGGTGCGGATGCAGTATCCGCAGATCAATGACGATGCCCTTTCCCTGTGTTCCGAAACGGAACCGGAGAAGATTCAGGAGTGGGCGGATAAGTACGCGAAGCTGAACCCGCTCGACACCGAGCCGGCGAAGCGTGATGTTCGCGAGGACGCCTTGGCACGCAGGGTATCCACTCTGGCCGAGTATCCGCAGGGCTCAGTCAATCCGAAGGCCGCAAAGGGCGACGCCTACCGGCGTCATATGGAACGCCAGAGGAACGCCCGACGCAAGAAGAACTAACCAACAAGATTTAAGGAGTTGAACCTTGACTATTGAAATGGTTCACACGTCCGGTGTCGTAATCCACGAGGTTGACGATTCTTGGCGTTACGGAGAGAAGAACAGCAACGATTCCGTTTCCGTTGTCATCGTTCCTGAACTGTTCAAGACCACTGACAGCAAGTATCTGACAGGTGTGGGGCCGAAGGCCACCACCGTGTACATCCGAAGCGGCATCCCGCTGGCGAAGATCACCAGCGGCACCAACAAGGACATGTACGGCCCTTATGACAAGACGGCCACCGATGGCCGTCAGACCGCGATCGCTGGATTGTTGGAGTCCGAAGTGGCCGTGAACATCACGCTGGCTGGCTGGGATGTCGATGATCCCACTGTCGGTATGACGTATCGAGGTGACATCGTGAAGTCCAAGCTTCCGGTCGTGCCCGAGGAGGGCGCCGTGTGGGACTGCGATTTGTATGACGTTGAGAACGATTCCGTCACCCGTCTTGCCGGTGTCGCGTCCGGTTCGGCCGCGTCCTATGTCCTTCCGGCCGCAACCAGCAATGCTCTCGGCGGCGTGAAGAAGGTCGCGGCTCCGTCCGAAGACACTGTTGCCGCTTTGAAGGCGGCCCTTAAGAGCGCCGGCATCTTCGCCTGACGCGCGTTACCTAAGAGACATTCTAAAAACCCGCCCATCGTGGCGGGTTTTCTTATATGTAAGGAGATTCGATGGCACTTGATAAGACCATCATTCCGCCGAGCGAGGCCACCGAGATCGCTCAGGCGGGTTTCGATTTCGTGAACGGCCTACTGCCGTTCGCGCAGATGTTCCCGATGAAGTCCAATGAAGGCGACTGGACTGTCACTTGGACTCCGAACCTTCCGGTCGTCAAGACACGCGCCATGCAGCGTCGTGCCTTGGATGCCGAGGTTCCGCACGTCAAAAGCACCGAGGTTTCCGCCGAGAAGCACACCGGACTGCTCCCATTGTCCGGCATGGGGCACATCACGGAACGAGAGGTGGCGAAGGCTTCCAAGCAGAAGAGCGCCACCGACTACGTGCACGACAAGGCCGAGAAGCTGTTTGAGCAGATGGGCCGCGAAGCCGCAGTCACCTTGGAGCTTGAACGTATTCAGGCGATGATGGACGCGACCATCAAGATCAAGGAGGGCGATGATCGCGCAAGCGAACTCGTCACTTATTCGTTCGGCCGTCCAACCAACCAGCAGAATGTCGTTCCTACCGTCAAGTGGAGCGACCCGAAGGCGGACGTGTTCGCCGACCTGAAGAAGTGGGTCAAGCTCATGCGTACCGCACGCGGACGCGCGCCGCACGCGGTGCTGACCACCTCAGCGGTCATCGATGCGCTGACAACCAACGAGCAGATGCGTACCGCGTTCTCGAAGATGGATCTGGAGCATTCACCGACCAGCCTGTTCCGCACCGATGTCGAGAACATCCTTCGAGTGAAGTTCCAGCTGACCGACATCCGCTACATCGATGAACTGTACGAGTCCCTGTCGTTGGACAACAACTTCGAGATGAACGTGGACACCAACACGCTCATTCCGGATTCCACGTTCATCCTGTTCCCGTCCTACAACGACGATTCTCTCGGTTTCACCGCGGACGGTCCGACTGCGGAAGGCCAGGATGCGGAGTTCGAGTTGGGCAAGAATGTCAACAAAGGTCTCGTTGCGTACATGATGCACCATTACGCTCCGGCCAACTACGACCTGTGGGTGAACGGCACCGCGTTGCCGGTGTTGCAGGACGCCGTATCGACCTTCAAGGCGAAGGTTCTGTAGCCTGTAGGAGGTTCCCGTGTCCAGCAGCATCGTGTCCGGTATCGACTGGAAGAAGTACATGCAGTTGGAGTTGGTCGATGACAGGCGTCTCGCCGACCGGTATTCGAACGAGTGGGTTATCCACAAGTGCCGTGTCGCTGCGAACATGGCTCTGGCATGCAGTCCGAACGTGGAGCCGCGCCTGAACAACGGCTATCTGGATGAGGAGACGTTCGCCTATGTCGTCTGCCAGATGGTCATTCGCGTGATGCGATGGACCGATCTGAAGTCGGAGACGAACGGCTCCTACACGTATGAGAATCGCAGTCCGCAGGACAATCCGCCATCCTATGACGCTTCCCCGAACCTGTACGTGAGCAAACGCGAAAAGCAGCTGCTTCTCGGTTACGAGGAGGGGAACGGTCCAATAGGAACGGTGTTCGTCGGCGTCAACAGAATCTGGGGGCTTTGATGGAGGGCGAAACGCTTGACACAGGGCATCTCTTCGATGGTGTCGATGCCGACGAAATAGGCGGCGGCCATCTGTTCGACGAGGTTGATGCCAAAAAGCATGTTTTTAATAATCTGCTTCATCGCGATGTGATCGTCTACGAGGGCATGGTTCCGTGGGTGACGTGTCACGGGAGCACGACTATCCCAAAGTATTTGGATGCGGATGGTAGGGTTCTTGACCCGGCCACGGTTTCCAATGTGGTTCGTGCGGGTGGTTTCGTGCCGTCCATCACCAGTGGCGGAGTCTCGTATACCGCGGATGTTCACGAGGTTTACTGTTGCGTGGTCGGACGCACCCAGAAGAACAGCGTCATGAGTGAGAATTGGGCGCAGGATACGACTCCGCAGGAGTTTGGCGGTAATCGTGAGATGAATCAGGTGAAGGTTCTCGCGCCGGAATGGCATGGGGACTTCTATTCACGGTTCTGGTTCAACGGCTCATGCTATGAGGTTGCCGGTTCGCCGGTTTTTCTTCCTCATTCGTCCGATATGGCTAGGCATTACGAGTTTCCGGCTCGCCGCGTGTATGCGGCCGAGTTGGCTCATAACCGTATCGTTCCGCCCGTTCCACCGAAGGGGGCTGAAACATGGGGTATGTGAGGCTTCGTCCTGATTTGAATGCGAGGGTCGCGGAAACGTTCGGCGGCAAGGTCACTCGCCCCCACGCTTTGAAGGTTCAGGCTCGCGCGAAGGCATTGGCCGACATGCGGGCCAAGCATTCGAGCGTCGCCGACCGTATCAACATTAACGTTCACGCTCACGGCTCGCATACGAGCGTGGTCATGAGCGTGACCGGCCGTGACGGCTCGCAGATCGCATCCTATTTGGAGTACGGGTATTTCAATCTGCGTGCGCAACGTCACCTGCCGGGCATGTACGTGATGAGCGAGGCCAAGTATGGCTGATCTGAGCGTACGTGCCCCGTTGGATGCCGAGGGATTGATCGATGCGCTGTTCAAACGTGTCGATTTCCGTAAGGCCGGTTTCGATAACGTCGTGGTGTTGCCGCGCGATGTCGCGGATACGGATTCGTATGCGTTTGACCATGACGTGGTGATCTGGCATTGTGGCGCTCCGGTCCAGCCGGATTGGAATGTGAAGGCGTGGGTTTGGCGGTTCGCGTTGTCGCTGACCGTGGTGAACCGTGATCCTGACATCAGTTCCAGCCTGTGCTCGTTTCTGCATGAGACGATTTCACGTTGGCCGTATGGCGAGCCCACCGAGTTTGGCCGTGTCGGCGCGATTCCCGACAATCCAGCGTTCGAGCAGGTCGCCATTGGCGATGTGGTGACTACGAAGACCGCTGTCGTGCGTTCCTGCACGAAGCTGGTGCAAGCGGGTTCCGTCCGCTGATTTTCCCAATAATCCAAAGATTCTGATTTTAAAGCCCTGTCCGCTTGCGGATGGGGCTTTCTTGTTAAGGAGGGCCATTCATATGGCTATGAACGATAAATCTGTGTTTACCAGTGTTCGCGGTGCAGCGTTTCTTGCCGATGCCAATACTGCTTTGCCGAGTCTGAAACTGTTTGGTTTGGAGGCGGCGACCGTTGGCGAGACCACCAAGAAGTATACGAACATGGGTCATTTGAACGTGTCCGACCTGCCGTCTTTCGAGACGAGCGGCGGCGACGCGACGACCAAGGATACTTGGAACAAGAGCAAGTTCCGCACCACTTACGATTCCGTGACCGGCAAGGTCACGATTTCCAGCGTCCAGGGCGACAAGGAAACGTTCAAACTGATGTTCGACGCTGCCGAAATCACCGGTGGCGGCACCGCAGTAGCCTTGGACAAGGTCGAGCAGCCGAAGGCGCTGTTCATCTACGTCGAGGATACGAACACCGGTGAGCAGTTCGGCATTTGGATTCCGAACCTGAGCCTCGCCTATAGCGAGCTTCCGTCCTTGGCTCAGGATGATTTCAACACGTTCAAGCTGGAAGGCAACATCATGACTTCCACTGTTCTTCCGAAGACCAAGAGCGGCAAGGCTTCCAGCATCGCTTTCTACGATCCTGACGATTTCGCCAAGGCCGCGTGAGTCTGAGGGTTTTTTGATTCTTCCCCTGACGGGTGTTCTTCTCCTGTCTGTCGCCCATCAGGGGATTTTCTTCTGTATCGCAGACGGGTGTTGTCTTTTTCACAGATTGGAGTTTTGTATGGCTGAAAACGATGTTGAAGAGAATGTCTTTCCGACTGATTGGGATGGTCTGGCCGGTTACGATGATGTGATGGCCGGATTGCCGGAAATGGTGCAGGCGGAATCTTTCTCGCCTTCCCAGACGGCATTGTTCGCTGTGGTCGAACGTCGTTTGAACGAGCGGCTGCTTGTCATGCGTGACGGCGGCGTGTTTGGCGGCAAGGCGAAGAAAACCGTGTCTGATGATGCTGTCGCCGTTGCCGTTGCCGAATATGTCGAGATCGCCGACTCGTTCTATAAGGGGCTTGCCGTCAATGCTGACGCTTATGTGGAGTGGACGAAGGGTCGTGGCCTGTTTGACCTGTTGAACATGTTCGCAGCACTCACACGCTTCTACGTGGAGCGTTTGGGAAAATCAAGCGCCTCGAAAAAGCAGTCTCGGACTGCCGAGTAGGGGTTGTCTCCGATTTCCGTCGTTTCTACCGGCTGAATCTTCCGGCTGACGTTCACGCGTATGATCCGAATTTTCTTTGCGACCTGTTGGATGGTCTAGAGGCCATTCCCGATTCGCAGTGGCGTGCATGGCTGTTGGAGCATGATGGTGCCGGTGGGGGTTCCGGCAGTTCCGAACGGTTGCAGTTGGGGTGGCTTGGTTTCGGCCAGTCCGAAATGCTGTTGCTGCAATTGCAGAACACGTTGGATTCGTTGCGTTCGCTGGCTGTTTCTCATTGGAGTGGGAAGAAGGTTGGCTTTGAGCCGATTCTTCCGCCCGGCATTGATGCCGCGTCTCGTGATGTCAATCGTGTGGATGGTTCGCATGTGACGAGTCTGGCTGACTATATGGCTCGGGTTCGTAGTTGCTTCGGCGGCTGATTCTGCCGGTTTTTTGTTTTTGCCCATGTTTCCAAGGGGTCTTTTTCCTCTTTCTTCCCCTTGGATTCGTGGGCGTTTCTTTTAGGAGTGTGCGCGTATGGAGCGTCCTGCTTTTTCCGCTGGCGAGGTCGGCATTGATGTCGTTCCTCTTACCGACCGGTTTTTCGCCGAACTTAGGGCGAAACTGCATGATCTTCGCGATTTGAAGGTTCCGGTTGAGTTTGACCCGGATGACATGGCCGCTTCGCGCACGTATGAGAAGTGGAATGGGCGTGATGCTCGCGTCAATGTCTCGTATGACGTTGACATGTCCGGCTTGCGTGAACTGTCGAAGCAGGATGAACGGTTGCGTAAACGGTATGAGAAGCCCGTCAAACCGGTTTTCGACGGCAGTGGTGTCGTCAAGGGTCTGGACACGGCGATCGGCCGTGTCGAACAGTTGCGTAAGGTTCAGAAGAACGTCGGCGACGTGTTCACCAAGAATCTTGGCGTGTTCGGGAAAACGGAGACGAGCCGGTTGAAGGAGCAGATGCTTCTTCTTGACCAGTCCGAAGAGAGGATGCGCAGGGTTCGCGCCGACCGTGACGAGCTTGTTTCGATGCGCGGTGACGAGTGGAATCAGCTGAACAGGCAGATTCTTGGCAACATGAGCACGTTGGACGCTTTGCAGAAGCGTTACGACGAGTTGGGTTCCGAGATTTCCAAGGTTACCGCGTATCGTGATTCGCTTCGTGGCGGTGGACGCCGCGATGAGGCGAAAGCGCAGACCGTCAGGCTTCGTGAGCTTCGCGCCGAATACCGTGCGACCGCACGCAACATGCGCGAGGTCACGAACGAGACGAACAGGCTCGCCAAACAGCAGGACAAGCTGAAGTCCGATAGTGTCGCGAAGTGGATTCACGATTTGGACAAGCAGCTTGTCGAATTGGATTCGCATACGAAGTCCGTGCGTAAGACTTTCGACAGCGTGGCCCGCAGCGGGTTCTTCAAATCCTCCGACATGGGCAAGACGAACGTTCTTTCCGGCGTGAGCTTTTTCGGCAAGGATCTGAACCGTCAGCTCAATACGGAACGTGCCGCTCGCAGGGAGCAGGAGCGGCTGAACGATTCGTGGCGTGATGGTGCCGAATGGCAGGGGAACCTGTTGGAAGGCACGGCACGGTATGCGCGGAATCTGAAGACCGCTTCCAACGTGATGAACGCGTACGGCAAGGACGTGAAAGAGGCGAACCGTCTGCTTGACGAGCAGGAACAACGGTTGACCGGCTTGCAGAGGGCCTTGCGTGGCGTGAACAAGTACGGCAGGTATTCGGAAGTCAACAAGCAGTTGAACGACCAGCTCGCCGCCGTCAACAGGCTCCGCAAGCAGATCGAATCCAATCCGATCAAGACGAGACTCGTATTGGATGATAGTCGGTTCAACCGCAAGTATGCGAACATCACACATCAGGTAGGCGAGTTGACGAAGAAGCTCGAACGTGAGAACGAGCTTAAGATTCGTGTTGATTTCTGGACTGATACGGCTGATTCGCTTGAAGAGCGTCTGCGTAGGCTTCAGCATGGGCGTATTCAGATTCCTGCGGATATTGTCGTTGACAATAAGAATCTGATTGAGCGTGCCCGGCAAGTCGCCGAAGAGGTGAGACGCAATCCAGATCGCAAGGTCGAGCTTGAGGCTGATCTTGATTTGGATATGAAGCGTGCCGAGGAGCGTATCAAGGATTTCCAGAAGGCCAATGACACGTTCAATATGGACGTGGATTTGGAGACCGCCGCCGCACGCGCCCATCTCGCTTACTTCACGAGACCGCGTACGGTTGATATTTTCGCGGAGTTCAAAGGCACCGATCTCGGCAAGATCATGAGCGGCATGACCGCTGGCGCTACTGGTGTCCGTGGCGTGCAGAACGAGTGGCAGAAGCTCGTCAACATGTTCGACAAATTCGATGAGGTCGTGCCGAAGTGGAGTCTGCTGGGCGCGGTGTTCGCGTCCGTTGGCGCTGGCGCGTTGAACTTGTCCCGCACGGCTGGCAGTGCCGGCGCTTCTCTGGTGATGATGAGCAAGGCGGCTTTGGCCGCTCCGGGCGCTTTGCTCGGGTTGGCCGCGGGCTATGAGGTCGCGTATGCGGCGGCGAACAAGTTTGGCGCATATGTGGATGTGTCCACCACGAAGCTTGGTGGATTGCATGACAAGCTTGCTGACACGTTCTGGAAGCAGGCCGCGAATCCCGTCACCGATATGATGAACGCGCTCGGTGACAGCAAGTACGTCGAGAACATGAACGGCGTGGCCGACGCGGAAGGGCGTATCGTCGCCAATGCGGCGCGTATCGTCGCGCAGGAACCGTATGTGGATCGTATCAATTCGATTCTCGGCAATACGGTCAAGGGTGTGGACGCGCTTGACTCGGGCGTTCAGGCTGTCACCACTTCCGTTGTGAGGCTTGGCGATAGGACCAGCTCGTATCTGCCGCGCATGGCTAACTATGTGAGCCGTAACGCGACACTGATGGCGCAGTGGGTCGATGAGGCGGAGCGTACCGGCAAGGTCACTCAGGCTATGGAGAAGGCCATCGAGCAGGGTGGCTATCTCATGTCGAGCGTCAAGTCGGCTGGTGGCATCCTCAAGGGCACGTTCGGCACGTTGGCCGAGGGCGAGAATGGCATCGAGAAGTTCTCCGACGCTTTGAGTCGTGCTGACAGGGCCGTGAACGGCGTGAAGTTCCAAACCACGTTGACCGCGTGGGCCGATGGGGCGAAACAGGCTTCGGGCAAGTTCCATGATTCGTTCCGTGAGATTGGCGACGCGGCTTATGAGCTGCGGGATACGACGAAGCAGGCGTTCGTTGACGCCGGTTCCATGGTGTCCACCGGCATCGGCTCGGTGAGCAGTATGCTTGGCAAGTCGAAGACCGGTATCGCGGATTTCAGCAATGGCGTGTCCGAGGGATTCCAGAAGGTGTTCCGTGCCGTTGATTCCGCCTCCCCGATGTTCGACAGTCTGCTGTCGATGAGCGGCGAATTGTCCGACACGTTCGGTGGAACGTTGGGGAACACGTTGAAGTCGGCGGCTCCGACGATCAAGGTGTTGGCTGACGGCGCTTCCACCATGGCCCAGGCTTTCGGCAAGCTGCCTGCGCCCGTTCAGGCGATGGTCGGCATGTATGCGACGTTCGGAAAGGCCGGCATCAGCGCTTACAATTCGTTGAAGCGTGGCATGTTGCAGAACATCGAATCCACGTTGCAGTATCGGAAGACTTTGAGCCAGTTGGGCATCACCTCGCAGGAGACTGCGATCAGTATGAGCGAGCTGGTTCGGGCGATGGCTCGTCTGAAGTCCGGTCAGACGGCTGGCGTGCTGACCGGCGAGGTTTCAAATATCCGCCAGATGGGTGCCGCAGCCGACGAGACCACTGCGAAGCTGAATCGTATGAATCGTGCGCAGGCGGGTGGTTCCGCCGTCGCTGGCGTTGCCGCTGGCGCTGGTTCCACCGGCTTGGTTCGTGGTGTCGGCGAGGCGGCTGAGGGTGCCGCCCGTAAGACCGGTTTGCTGAAGACCGCTTTGAGTGGCGTGGTTGATTTCCTTGGCGGGCCTGTCGGCATCGCCATTGTCGGCGTGACCACGGCGTTGAGTCTGGCGGGCAGTGCGATCAGTTCGTACAATGATGCCGCCGCGCACACGCAATCGGTGAACCGGACTGTCGCCGACTCGTTCAAGAACGTTCAAAGCGGTGCGGCGGACGCTTCCACGGCTGTTTCCAAAGCCAAGAAGACCGTTTCGAAAAATTGGGCCGACAAGGATTATGGTTGGAAGCTTCCGAACGGCAATGCCGTCGAGAAGCTTTTTAGCGGTGTCACGAAGTGGGTAAGCCCGTTCAAGGATTCGTCCAAGGCGGCTGACGCTCTTGGCATCAGCGTCAAACAATTGAATTCCGCCGCGACCGGAACGAACGACGCCTATGACAAGATGCATAAGAAGCTTGAGGCCATCAAGAACGACCAGCAGTGGGTCATGGGCGCGAATGGTCAGATGGTGAACGCCAACGAGCAGCAGGCCGAAGCCGCCGAACGTCTGCTTGGCGTGCTTGAGGACTCCCACACCGAATGGGTGAAGGGCATGAAGGTGGCGTCCGATTGGATTGGCAGCGCCGATAGCGTCGCCAACGTTTCGGCGTTGGCCGCCGACAAGCTCAGTCTGCTGTCCGAATCCCTCGCAGCCAACAACTACGAACTGGAAGGCAACAGCAAAAACGCCCAGACCAACCGCAAGATGATGGCCGATTACGCGAACAGCGCTTTGCTGGCCGCGAAGAACATCATCTACGCGGGCAACGGCAGCGCCGAAGCGAACCAGAAAGCCAAGAACGCCGTCTATTCCGCACGCCAGGAAATCATTCAGATGGCCGAACAATGCGGCATGTCAGCCGAAGCCGCCGCCGCGCTCGCCGACCAGATGGGGCTTATTCCCGATAACGTGTCCACGAAGTTCGATCTGACGAACATGGATTCGGTGAAGGCTCAGGTTCAGGATTATATCGACCAGCTTGAGTTGACCAAAGGTCAGAAGGAAATCATTCTTGATCTCGTCCAGAAGGGTGACATAACGAGTTTCGACCAGTTGGCCGGTGCCGTGAAGGCGCTCATGGGTGGTGCGAGCGAAAAGGATTTGACTATTCTTCTTGACGCTCAGGATAACGCTTCGGGTAAAATCAAGGACGCTACGGCTTTGGCTAAGGGGTTTGGTCTGACGAAGGCTCAGATCAATATTCTTGCCAAGGATGAGGCTGGCCCGAAGTTGGATGCCGTCAAGCAGAAGCTTCGTGACAGTGGGTTGACTGACGCTCAGATTCAGATTCTCATCGACGCTTTGGATAAGACGCAATCCGGTGTTGATAGTGCGAAGAATAATCTGCATACCATCGAGCAGACGCCTGTGGATGTTCCTATTACGGCAGCTGATAATACGCAGGGCGGTGTCGCTAGCGCGCAGTTTTCGGTGAACAGTGTCCGTCAGGGTGCTCCAACGCTGATCGACGCTGTTGATAGGGCTAGTGTTATAGCGCAGACAGCGAAGGGCAATATTGAGAATGTGCCTCGTAATTGGCCTACGCTTTTCGCTGGTATTGGCAATACGTCTGCTGTGGCGGCTGATGCGAAAAACCAGATTGTCTCCGTGCCTACATGGTGGGGAAGTCGTCTTGACGCTTCCACGACCGGATATGATGCTGTTGCAGGTCTCGCCGGACAGTGGAACAGCATCCAAAGTAAGAGCGTGACGCTTGATGCGTCTGTTGTTGCTAGGGGTATTGCGAATGCTGGTCATAAGGCTACCGGTGGTCGTATCAGCGGGCCGGGTACTGGCACGTCTGATTCGATTCCGATGTGGCTGTCGGACGGTGAACATGTTATTCGTGCCGCTGCGGCGAGCAAGCTTGACCGTACTGTCGGCCCGAATTTCCTGAACGTGTTGAACGCTACCGGTGATCTGGATAGGGCGGTGTCGCAGGCTCGCACGTCGTATGCGCGTTCCGCGCGTGACATGAGCCGTAACGCCTACGCTTCCGGTGGAAGGGTCCAGAGAATGTTGGATTCGGCCACGTCCATCACGGTCAACATTCCTTCACGGGATGATCGTGAACTGGTGTCCGCCGTGAATGATCTGCGTCGTGAGGTTGCGGGCTTCCGTGATGGTATCGGCGGTGAGATCAGTCGCAATAGCAGTCCTTGGCCTAGCAAGCGTGATTTCGTCCGTGATGTATTGGAGGCCAGTCGTGGCAGGTGAGCTTGCGTATGTGAGTGGTTTGACCGGTGAACGGTTCGACGTGTCGGATTATGAGACCGTTGATTTCGAGGGCGCGTTGGAGTTACGTGGCCGTGAATGGGAGTACACGGTGCGTAACGGTGGGCTGACTGGCGTTTCGAGGAAACGTCGGGAGATTTCCGTTGACGTGCATTACGGTGATGCGGTGGCGTTCGACTCGTTCATGCGGGCTGTTGACACTGATCTGGCCGTAGGCAAGCCGGGACGGTTGGAGGCGGTGAATGGTGCGGGGGAGGTTTGGACTCAATCGTGTTATGCGGTGAAGTCCGAGGCCTCCTCGCATCCGGGTTCTTCCGACCCGGTGTGCGCGCTTTCGTTCGTCCTGTTGGATGGCGTGTGGCATCATGAGGCCGGTACCGTGTCGTATCAGCCTGTGTCCGGGTCTGCCGCGGCTGGCTTGGATTTGCCGACTGACATGGGTTATGATCTGGCTGTTTCGCGTCCGTCATGCGTGGTGTCTAATCGCATGCGTGTTCCGATGCCGTTTCGTCTGGTCATATATGGGGCTGTTTCGAACCCGTCGTTGACGATTGGCGGGAACGTGTACCGGTTGAATGGTGATGTTCCGTCTGGCGCTTACGTGGCGGTTGACTCGTTGAAGAAGTCGATCATGCTGCATGGTGCGGATGGTTCTCTGCGGAACGTGTTTTCGTGGGGTGTGCGCGGTTCCGGTTTGAATCGTGGACAGTATGTTTTCCAACCTATTCCGGCTGGTTCGAGCGTGGTTGAGTTGGGTTCCGGTTTCGGTTTTGATCTGACTGTTGTCGAGGAGAATGGGGACCCGACTTGGTTGATTTGATTTGCGCTGACGAGAATGGCGTGCCGTTCCACGCGACTTCCGATTGCGTGTTGGATTGCGCGTGGGGGTCTGGTGAGAATGATTTCGAACTGACGTTGTATGACGGTACCGTGCTGCCCGACCGTGGTCTTGTCTATGTGGATGGGACCGAGGTTGGTGGCATCGTCGATCATATGAAGGACGAACTGTCGGATGGCGTGAGTGTGGTCACGTATTCCGGTCGGAGTTGGCATGGCATGTTGGCCGGTAAGGTGTTGCAGCCGGATTCAGGGCAGGATTATCTGAAGGTGTCCGGCCCTGTGAATCAGGTGTTGTCGAACCTGTTGGCCCGTATTGGCTTGTCTGACGTGTTCAAGGTTCGTTCGGATTCCACGAAGACGATTCCAACGTTCCAGTTTGACAGGTATTGCACCGCATATGATGGCATCCGCAGAATGTTGGCAGCGAATGATCTGAAACTCATGTTTCAGGAGGTTGACGGCACGGTATGGATGTATGCCCAGCCGATTGTCGCCCATGATGATACGGTCGATTCCGATCTGATCGATTTCAGCATCACGAAGGATTACCGGCGTACCAATCATATGATCGGCTTGGGCAAGGGCGATTTGAGGAATCGTCTGGTCGTCCACTATTATGCGGATGGTTCCGGCAAGGTGTCCAATACGCGCACGTTCGGTGGTCGTGATGAGATCGCCGCCGTCTATGATTATTCGTCCGCCGAGAAGGACGAGTTGGACAAGCAGACGAAGAAGCAGTTGCAGGATTTGCAGGGTGCCGGTGCTGTCGATGTGACCGTGCATGACGGTTTGTCGCTTGATGTTGGTGATAGGGTCGTCGGTTGCGATCATGTTACCGGTCTGACGGTTACCGCCATCGTGTTGAAGAAGATCGTGAAACTGTCTGGCGGCTTGCTGTCCGTATCGTATGAGGTTGGCGACGCGGCTTCCTCGAAGACGGAATATTCGAATTATACGAGTTCATCTTCCTCTTCGTCTTCGGGTTCGACTGGCGGTGGCGTGTCTTTGACGGCTGGCCGTGGACTGTCGATTTCAGGCGGCACGATCAACGCGGAGGTCGCTTCCGAGGATTTGGATTCCGTCAGACAGACTGCCGAGTCTGCGAACAAGACGGCTTCCGGTTTCGCAGCGCAGATCGGCAAGGCGAATCAGACCGCCGAGGATGCGAAGAACGTCGCCGATGCGGCCAAGAGCGTGGCCGACAGTGCCAAGTCGGGCATGATGACCGATGGCGAGCGGTCGAAGCTCGCTTCGGTCGAACGGGGCGCGAACGCCTACACGCTGCCGAAGGCGTCCACGGACGTGTTGGGTGGCGTGAGGGTGGACGGTTCCTCGATCGTGAGCGTGGATGGCGTCATCAGCGCTCATGTCGGCGGCGGCGCTTCCGGGAGAGTCGTGTTCCCGATCGGCTATGTGGTGATGAACACGACGGGCGTTGACCCTTCCGTGGATTTCGGCGGCACGTGGAGGCAGTTGCCTTCGCTTGGTTGTTCCATGTTTGAAAGGATAGGCTAGTGAAGTCTGACGGTTACTCGAAGTACGTGTGCGACAAGTGCGGTAAGACCGCCTATGTCGCCGCTGGCGATACGGAGGCTCGTGAATGGTTCACCGTGCGCCGCTATTCGGCTGGCAAAGCGACCCGCATCGCGGATGATGTGGCGCCTGACATTTACGAATTGTGTTCCCAGTGCAATTCGTCGTTCATGACGTTCATGCAGCAGGATGACGCTTCGTTTGAAGCATGGTTGAAGGAGGTTGGACAGTGACCATCGAACTGGTTGACGGCAAGGCCGGCACGGCGCATATTTCAAGCGAGGACAAGGCGATCATCCATCAGGCCAAGTTTTCGAAGTCTGACGTGGTGTTCAACTGGGGCGAAGCGTTCAAATGCTCGATGAGTTCGCCCAACAGGGCGACGATCGGCACCGGCTGCGCGTCGATCCAGGGTTTGGACTGGCATGTCACGGCGGCGGAATCCGTGACGATCTCCAACGGGTCGCAGGGTATGAAACGCAATGACATCATTTGCGCGCATTACAATCGTAACCCCAAGAACGGTAATGAGCTGGTGGAGTTGGTCGTGTTGAAGGGTTCGCCGAATGCGACGGCTGCCGCTGACCCGACCATTCCTGCGGGGAAGATTTTGTCCGGCGCGGTTGACGCGTACATGCCGTTGTGGCGTATCCCGCTTGACGGCATCACGGTCGGTACGCCGGTGCGCCTGTTCACGCCGAGGGGGGCTTTGTGGGATTCCGTAACCCTGTATAACGCGAAGGGCTTCACGGTCATCCGCACCGGCATGATGATGCTGGTCAAATACTCCGGTTCCTTCGGTGGAGGCAGCTGGGACAGCGTGCAATGCGAATACACGCTGCCCGCCGAACTGCGCCCGCCTATCGAGGTCAATGGAATGGTGTGCGTGTCGAACGGGCAGACGTCGAGAATGCTCGTCGTTAATCCGAACGGCACCATCCGATGTGCGAACATGGGAGCCGCTGGCAGCAATCAGGGTTGCGTCGGTTCGCTCTGCTATCCGATCCCATGAGGATAGCTTTCCGTAACCCTTGAACGGCAGATCTGGCATGGGCCTTACGGCATGACGGTACAT